ATCACGGTTTCGGTGGCGGCGGTAAAGAGGTTGTCCGGGTGCTGCTTGCGGTTTGCCAGCGGGTTCTTTTCCGCCGACGCGCTGAACGCCAGCATTTCGGTGCCGAGGCTCGCCGGATCGTCAGTGACAGCCAGGCCAATAAGATATGGCGCATCGGTGTCGGCAAACTTCAGGCTGATTTCCATTGAGGTAAACAGCTTCTGCATTTTTCCGGTCATATCGATCAGGTCATCAGAAGGGGTAATCGTGGCGAACAGGCCGAGCTTGCCCTTCAGCATCCCGTCCTGGACCTCTTCAGTGTCCAGCGCATCCACAACGCCGAAACGACGGAACGGGCTGTCAGGCGTATAGCCCTTGATATGCTCCATGTTGATGACGGCGGTATACACAGCCGGGTCGTAATTTGCCGCCATCTGCTCAAGCCAGCTGCGCTCGATGTTGCGCCCGTCCGTGGTGGCACCTTCCACCCCGATGCGGAAACGCTTCGCTTTCTTTGCCATTGTTCAGGCTCCGGTTAGAAAAACTCTGTGAGGCCTTATGTTTGCGGCGGGAGGGGTATCGAAACAACGCGGGGCCATTGTGCGGAAAACCACACAATGAGGGGCGGCGGAAAAGGGTCTGCATGGGCCGTATTTTGGGGCCATGACAACGACACTCGCCCCCGAAGACCTCGATCCCCGCAGGCAGGCCTTGCTCCTGTACTTTCAGGGATACCGTATCGCCCGCATTGCTGAAATGCTGGGAGAGAAACCCGCAACCGTTCACAGCTGGAAGAAGCGCGACAAGTGGAACGACTACGGCCCGCTTGATCAGATGCAGCTCACCACCGCCGCGCGCTACTGTCAGCTCATCATGAAGGAGACGAAGGAAGGGAGAGACTTTAAGGAGATTGACCTTCTGGCGCGCCAGTCCGAGCGCCACGCCCGCATAGGCAAGTTCAGCAACGGCGGGAACGAGGCGGACCTTAACCCAAAGGTGGCAAACCGAAACAGCGGCCCCCGCAAGCCACCGGAAAAGAACGTATTCAGCGACGAACAGATCGAGAAACTGCAGGAGGTTTTCCACAGCTCGATGTTCGGCTATCAACGCCAGTGGTGGGAAGCTGGCAATAAATATTCTGTACGCAATCTGCTTAAATCCCGCCAGATTGGCGCAACCTATTTCTTTGCCCGCGAGGCCCTTGTAGATGCGCTGACCACCGGGCGAAACCAGATATTCCTGTCGGCCAGCAAGGCTCAGGCGCACGTCTTCAAGCAATACATTATTGAGTTTGCCCGCGAGGTAGACGTAGACCTGAAGGGCGATCCAATGACGCTCAGCAACGGCGCATGCCTGTATTTTCTCGGCACCAATGCCCGCACAGCGCAGAGCTATCACGGCAATCTCTACCTGGATGAATATTTCTGGATACCGAAATTCCAGGAACTTCAAAAAGTCGCCTCAGGCATGGCACTGCACAAGAAATGGCGTGAAACCTATTTTTCCACGCCGTCGAGTCTTACGCACAGCGCCTATCCGTTCTGGTCAGGCGCGCAATTCAATAAGGGGCGGGCAAAGGCTGACAAGGTTGATATTGATATCAGTCATTCGTCGCTGGCAGCAGGCCGCCTTTGTGAAGACGGTCAGTTTCGCCAGATTGTCACGGTTGAAGATGCGGTGCGCGGCGGCTGCGACCTGTTCGACCTAGAGCAGTTGCGCACGCGCTACAGCCCGGATGACTATCAGAACCTCCTGATGTGCGTGTTCATGGACGATCTGGCCTCGGTATTCCAGCTGGCAATGATGCAAAAATGCATGGTTGACAGCTGGGAAGTCTGGGACGACTTCGAAGCGCTGGCGCTGCGTCCGTTCGGCTGGCGTGAGGTCTGGATCGGTTATGACCCGGCGAAGGGCACGCAGAACGGGGACAGCGCCGGGTGCGTGGTTATCGCGCCGCCCGCCGTTCCGGGCGGTAAGTTCCGCATTCTGGAGCGGCACCAGTGGCGCGGTATGGACTTCCGCGCGCAGGCCGAGTCCATCAAAAAGCTGACGCAGCAGTATAACGTCACTTATATCGGCATCGACTCCACGGGCGTCGGCCTCGGCGTTTATGAAAACGTGAAAGCATTTTTCCCGGCGGTGAAAGAATTTGTCTATAACCCGCAGGTTAAAAACGCCCTGGTGCTGAAAGCTTACGACACCATTGCAACCGGTCGCCTGGAGTTTGACGCCAGCCACCTCGACATCGCGCAGTCATTCATGGCAATTCGCAAAACTACTACGGCCAGCGGCAACCGACCGACCTACGAAGCCAGCCGCAGCGAAGAGGCAAGCCACGCCGATCTCGCCTGGGCGACGATGCACGCGCTGGCAAACGAACCGCTGCAGGGCGAGGCCGCCCACAGCCGCAACATTATGGAGATTTTCTGATGAGCAAACGCAGGAACCGCACGCGCACTCAGCCCGTGCAGCAGCAGATAGCCGGCGGTGCGGCGGCAGAGGCTTTTACCTTCGGCGACCCGGTGCCTGTACTGGATCGCCGCGAGCTGCTCGACTACGTGGAGTGCGTCATTAACGATCGCTGGTATGAACCGCCGGTGAGTTTTGACGGGCTGGCGCGCACGTTCCGCGCGGCCGTGCATCACAGCTCGCCCCTCAACGTGAAGCGTAACATTCTGACCAGCTCGTTTATCCCGCATCCGCTGCTGAGCCAGCAGGCATTCAGCCGTTTTGTGCAGGACTATCTGGTGTTCGGCAATACGTATCTGGAGAAGCGTACCAACCGCCTCGGCGGGGTGATCGGGCTGGAGCCTGCCCTGGCGAAGTTTACGCGGCGCGGAACCGATCTCGATACCTACTGGTTTGTGCAGTACGGCCTGAGCACGCAGCCTTATCAGTTCACGCCCGGCAACGTCTTTCACCTGATGGAGCCAGATCTGAATCAGGAGGTTTACGGCCTGCCGGAATATCTTTCGGCCATCCCGTCTACGCTGCTGAACGAGTCGGCGACGCTGTTCCGCCGCAAGTATTACCTTAACGGCAGCCACGCGGGTTACATCATGTACGTAACTGACCCCGCGCAGAACCAGGAAGACGTGGACGACATGCGCAAAGCCATGAAAAGCACGAAGGGCCCTGGCAATTTCCGCAACCTGTTCATGTACTCGCCGAGTGGGAAAAAGGACGGTATCCAGATCATCCCGCTGTCAGAGGTAGCGGCTAAAGACGAGTTTTTGAATATCAAGAACGTGAGCCGGGATGACATGCTGGCAGCGCACAGGGTGCCGCCGCAGATGATGGGCATTATCCCGAACAACACCGGCGGGTTCGGTGACGTAGAGAAAGCCAGCCGCGTGTTCGTGCGCAATGAACTGATGCCGCTGCAGAAACGCTTCGAAGAGCTGAATGCCTGGCTGGGTGAAGAGGTGATCCGGTTCAACCCTTACGTATTGGGTGCCGAATAGCAGGCATAAAAAAGCCCGGCTTAGCCGGGCTTCATGCAAAACGCACTATGGAATTAAGCAGCTTTCTGCTTTTCTTTGAGCTTACCGTGCAACTCATTTCCTTCAAACTTGCCATCCTGCATCATATGTGGGGCCGCTTGAAGTAGTTCTTCCATTGCGACGCCCATACGGGTGAAAACCTCAGTTACCGCGTAATGCTTCTGAGTTTTCTTGTCACTATGCGTCATAGTCATGATTTCCTCTTAGAGGTCAAGCCTCGTCATCCGGTTGTGGATGTCAGGCGCAGCATTCTATCACTGCGCAAAAAATTATCTACTGTTTCTTGGATGTAATGTAGCGTCTTACTACATCACCAATTGTAGCAAATGGTGCCGAAAGCAAATTTATGTCACCCTCGAAACCAAATTTCTTGTAGTGGCAAGCCACCTTGTGATTTAACGCTTCGGGGATACGGATCTCAGTGCAACCAACAGCCGCACCGAACAGGTAAACACCCCAAAGTGTAATCATAAACATGTTCCCGTAAAGGGGATGCGCTACATCATCATCCTTTACAAACGACTCCACAAAGTGGATCTCAATGACGCCGCTTTCCTCATCAAAGGTACACAAAGCTGCGCCAGATGGAATATGCCTTAAGGGACCAGCCAGGAGTTTCAGACAAAACTCAAACTTATCTTCTCGATTCCCATAGCGTGAAAATCCATGATCCCACTCAAGCTGGGAGAATCCAGATGTCAGAATCGCATAGTCTTCGTCGTTGATAGGACCAACAGCCAACGGCAACTTCATGTTGTCTAAAAGCATCTGAAGGTTACTGATGCTTAGACTAGCAATCTGCTCTAAGTTCAATTTTCTATCCTTACTAACGGCATAAAAGGTGCACTACTTTAATGCCATTTTCGGACAAAGACTATAAAACTTTAATGGTACTTTAGCAGACGTTTTTCAAGTCCCGCCACCTATCACTGCAAGTTGGTTGCGAACACAAAATTACAACCATCTCCAGAACGAACACAATACTTTTCTTGATTGTTCCAAACAATCCGCATCAGTTGTACAACAAATGACACCTCACTACAGCTCCTCAGCAGCATCCTGCGGGGCGTTCTTTTTTTGTGCACCCTAGGCATCGGTCCCACCTATCGGACGCGACAGCGGCCCGGAAATTGCGCCGGATTTTGACCACCTTCACCCCGCAGCGCGCGCTCGTACCCCCGCCACGCCTGCCCGCTTTATGTAGTGGTTTTCATGCAGGTGCATGACATAAGCAAAAGCCCGCTATTACTGGCGGGCCGGGGCATAAACGATCCTTTTGGGATCATGCGAATTCATGCGGCATAGTCATGCAGTGCCGGGCAGCATCAAAACAGAGGCAGCTGGTCATCAGGTTCTGACTCTGGCGCTTCAACTTTGCGCCTGGTGAAATCCATGGCAAGCAGAAGAGCCTCCCGGTAAGTCAGGGGAAACGGCCGGCCAAAGATAAACGCATTTTCGAAAGTCTGTCCCAGCCAGAAACCGCCGCCGGACTCACGCGACCGTTGAAACATAACCCATCCACCGGGACGGAAAGAGGGGAGGGCTTCACCACGGTAAACAACCTGAAATTCAGAATCGCGTCCACCCATAACCTAACGCCTCGCGCGCTCGTTGTTCAACCCTGCTGCCGTCAAAATCAAGCTTTTGACGTCTGCACGGTTATCAGTGCAACCAGCTGTCATCTTCCCAGACGTTCTGGAGTAGATCATTTATTCGTCTCCTGTCCTCATCAATTTTGAGCCCAGGCGTTTCTATTCTAGTGTGGCTGCCCTGACGAACTCGCACTACAGCATCAGGAAACAGCGCAACTACGCGTCTGTTAACTTCGGCATGGAAAGCATCAAGGACTGGCTGGCTTATTTTGTGGTTTTTATCGAGCATTATTTCAATTCGCATCGCAATCTCCTTATTCAGCAGCGTAGAAGATTTCCTCATCAGCATCCTGACGAGTTCCTGAGTTTGCCAATTCGGCAATAATGGTGAGTGCCAGTTTCAGGTCAGACGGCTTGCAGTTAGCAATCAGCGAAACCTCCGCAATAAACTGCATGCACGCCATTTTTTTATGCATCTGGCTTGATTCCTGAGCCGTCATTTTCCCTCCCCAAATTTTACTGTGTATTTATACAGTAGCACAGCATTTATAAGTAGAGAAAGAAAAATGTCTGAGCCAGATCCTTTTTTTATCTGGCTGATACGCAACAACTTTCCTTTTCTGCTCAAGCTATGCGCGGATGAGCTCAACACATAATATTCAGACTATCAGTAGCCCGCTAATCATTAACACTAGCCCATTATTGATTGTTTTTTGCTCGTGAAATCTGCGCCAGACGGTTAAAGCGTTCTAATGCGCTCGGCTTTTTCGGCTCTATTATTGGGCGGAACAGTTCTCCATAAGCTGAGCTACGGAACATGCGACCGGCGATTTTGGTTTGCGTGCCGCCAATCAGGCGCACGGCCAGCCCGCGACTGATGGTTTCACCGCATAAATCCTTCACCTGGCCTATCACGTTATCGCACGCGGCCTCGATTTTGTCCGACCGCCTCAGCTGCAGGTGCCGCTTTTCTGGCTCCTGCGCCCTTATCCGGCTCAGCAGCTGTCGTCTTTCTCGTCTGCTCATGCCGTCCAGGTCGATATTGTCGAAACTTTCCGGCGGGTTCGAATCCTCAGATCTCAATCCCCCCGTACAGTTATTGACAGAACTCCGAGAGGACGCGGACGCGTCCTTAAATTCAAAACCCAAATCAACGGCACGTTTCGGCACAATCTTCCACTGCGCCAGGCGGGTGAGGATCGGCGTATCTTCGCCCACTTCAGTTGCATATACGCCCTTAATACGCACGGTTTCCTCGCCGTATTCGTTGACGTCTTCGCTTGCCTGATACCAGGTGCGCACGGCCAGCTCGTCGCGGCGCACGAACGGGCCGCCCTGCGCGTTAACGTATCCTGCCCAGTCTCCCGCGTCGGCAGCGTCATGCGCGGCCGCAAACTCGACGCTGAGGCCGTGCGCCGTTTCGCTGTCTGCCATGCGGCGCAGCTCGCGGTAAACCGTCACCGGCGCGCCGCCCACAAACTGGAACTGCCGGATGTGCCAGCGGGCCGCCCAGGCGGAAACGGCCGAGGCGGTTTCCTTCAGGTCTTTGCCGCTTTCGTCGTCCGTCTCGCCGTCCAGCGCGTAGCCGTCGATATTCTTGGAAATGTACTTAGCGACGTAGCCCGTCGCGCTGCCCTTCTCCGGGTCGATAGCTTTCGCGTGAAAGCGTGCCTTGCGGGCCTTGTCGGTCGTCAGCTCTCCAGCGTCTTCCTGAAAGGCATAGTCGCGCATAATTTCGCGCACGCGCTCAACCTGTTCGGGACGCATAAACATCAGCATGTGCCAGTGCGGGGTCGCGTCGTGATGAGGCTCGGCAACGCGGATCCCGAAAATACGGATTTCCTCGCGGTGCAGCTTCGCCCGGATTTTTTGCCAGACGCTGCAGAGATAGCGCTGGGTGTCGGCCGGGCTGGCGCCGTTCCATTTGCGATTGCGATGACCGGTTTTGATTGTGGCGTGATAGCGCGCCGGGGCGGTCAGCGTGTAGAACTCGCCGATAAAGCCCATTTCGTTGCAGATGTTTTCGAAGCCGCGAATGCGGGTCATCAGCTCGCAGCGGCGGATCGCCGGATTAGCCACACTGCCGTCGTACTTCTCGATCAGGCTGATGCGGTTGCCTTCCTCGTCTTCCAGCTCCATGCCCTTGAGAAATTCACGGGTGCGGCGCTTCTGCTCGCGCCACTCTGAGACGGTCATGCTGCTGGCGTAGGGGGTATGCTTTTTGCTGACGTTAGCGAGGGCAATCTGCAGGTGCTCGCGCCATGACGCGGCAACGCGGCGCAGACGGCCCTTCCACCACTTCTCGGTCTGCATACGCATGATCGCCGGGGTCACTTCCTCCGGGTCGAACAGGCGGGACGTGACCTTTTCCCACAGCGGCGGCGTCTGGCTCAGCTCGCGGGTGATGGTGGCGGCGGTCATGTAAACGCGGTGCGTGTATTTGTAATCCGACTCGTCGCTGGCCTGCGCGTGCGCCTGTACCAGCTCGGCGAGGATGAAATTAGCTACATCCCCGGCCAGCAGATCAACGTCGGCGCGCGCCATGTCGGGCAGACGGTTGAAGCGGCGCATCAGCTCCCACAGCGTACCAGCTGCGCTGGCTGCGCCAGCCTGTTGCGCGGCATTGCCTGCCAGCAGATTAAACGTGCCGCTGCTCATTTCGCCGAGGCGGTACTGCTCACTGACGCATTCGAGGCGTGGCAATGTGCGCTCAACAAAGGTTTTTGCTAAGTACGCATTGGCACGGGCAATGCCCTGGGACTTTTCAAGCTCGCTGACGCGGCGTTTAACGTCGAGCTGGATCAGCGTCGGCTGCTTTTCCAGTAACTCCTGCGCACGCGCCAAAGCCGCAATCATCTGACTGCGGCTGTGCATTTCCTCATAGGTGGGATAGGGGCTGGCGATGGCTTCCCGTGGAGCATTCCACGGGTAAGCGTATTCCTGAATCATTGAACCGCCTGTACTTCTGCAGACCAGTCAGCGCCTGCCGCCGGATCAACGCCGACAAATACTGCGCTCTCATGCGGACGACGCACGGCGATGATTTCCGAGGCGCGCTTGCCCTCACCGGCGGCAACGCCAACCGAGCGGGCTACGCTGATTCTGGTGATGTCGAAAGCGCGCAGGATGCTGCGGGTGTAGAAGGTGTCGCTGTTTGAAACGACAACCGGGCAGCGCTCAGAGACGTCCATCAGCATGCTGACCAGATCGTGATGCTCATCCTTGTCAAAGCCCGCCGAGTGGTAGTCCGAAAACGTCCCGTCATACGGCGGATCGCAGTACACCACGTCGCCAGCTTTAGTAAGGCGCAGCGTTTCGCGGAAATCTGCGCAGATAAACGTCGCGCGCTGCGCCTTTTCCGCGAATGCCTCAATTTCTGCCAGCGGGAAATAGGGTTTTGAGTAATTACCAAAAGAGATATTGAACTCGCCGCGACGGTTATAACGGCACATGCCGCGATAGCCGTTGCGGTTCAGGTACAGGAAATGCGCGGCGCGCTCCAGCAGGGGTAACGCCGGGTTATGGTTGAACGCCTCACGGACAGAATAATAACTTTCGCCTGTGGTGTTCTGATTGAACAGGCTGGCCGCCACAACGATAAAGGGGCGGGTGTGCTCCTTTATCTGGCGGTACATGTTGATCAGGTCGGGGTTAATATCCGCTACCAGATAGGAAGGGTAATCGGTGCTCATCATCACAGCGCAGGAACCGGCGAAGGGTTCGACCAGGCGATCACCTGCTGGCAGATGCGCCAGCAGCTCAGGCATTACTCGGGACTTGCTGCCCGCCCATTTCAGTATGGTTTTATCCATGCATCACCTCGAAAGCCTGTTCGCATAATTTAGCGATGCTTTCAATTTCGCTATTCATGGCTTCAAGAGAATCAATTGCGCTTCCACGAACACCTTTTTGAATCAGTCCATTTATCAACTGGCTTAACTTTGGGTAATACCCAATTGGCAAAAGAATTTCCGCGCCCAATCGTGCGCCCTCTTTTACTATTTTCTTTTCTGACAAAATGTATTGGTGCTGATCACTGGTAATAACCAGATTCTTTCCAATCTCAATTTTCATAATTCACCCCACGCTATTTTTTAAAGATGCTTTCGCGTACCGCTCGGCCATGTCCTGACAGCTGACACAGCGGGTCACGCCACGTACGGCACGGCGGCGCTGTTCTGGAATAGGGGCGTCGCAGTCTTCACAGAATGAAGCCGCAACGCTGATCGGGCGGTTAACTACGCTGGCGATGCTGCGCGCCAGCAGCTCATCGGCGCGCTGCTGCGCCATGTCGATAGAGTCGGCCATTAGTGCAGCTCCCGCGCCTGGTTTTCATAACGCTCGGCTTCTCTGTCCAGCAATTCAATAATTTCAGAGGCGGACATTTCCCTTTTTCGGGCATGGATTGCCAGCGCGGCAATATGGATAGATACAGCCAACGCATCATCACTACGCTGTTCTTTTTTTGCCTTACTAAGCATCGCGTTAAGCGCATCTGCATCAGCTTCAAACTTACGGTTTTGAATATTTCGCATTTCACTTTCTCCAGAATTTAGGCAAAAGAATGCCCGGCGGGTGTACGCCTTTTATTTACTTCGGGTTAATTAATTAGGCAGAGCCATTCGCTTCGGAAATAAACTCACGACTGCTTTTAGATGATTCATTGCACGAATAAGCGCCGCTCTTTCATCAGTAGTCAGTTCACTAAATTCAGCCTCGTGCCTGTCTTTACCGATGTTTGCCAGGAAGAAAATCGCGCTCAGCGCGCGTTTGTTGTCCTGGTAATTACTGTCTGTCACATCGCGCATTTCAGAGAAAAAACGAGTCATATCTTTTTCACAATTGCCGCCCATCAGTTGCGCGCGGATTAAAGCAACGTGATTCAGCGCCGAAACCCGTTGGCCGGCAGAAAGCTCGACCAGCATTGAATCGCCCTCGATAGCCATGCTTTACCTCTTTGCTCTTTTACCTGTACCTGCTGGCTCAGTACCGGATGCCAGCGCTTGCCGTTCTCGCCCATAATCCAGCCATGCCCGTATGACATCGACGGACTCTGACGCTTGAGGCGTGCCGCAAATGAAATCATCGTGCGCCCTCAGCTGATGCCAATCGAAGCACCCAGCCCGCTGATAGCGTCAACGGTTGAGGCTAAAGTCGGGTTAGAGTGAACGCGATTCTGCACGGCCAGCGCGGCCAGCATCATGCAGCGGATCCCGGTATTGGCAGCTTCCAGAATGCCGCGGCGGCAGGTTGCCGTAATACGCTCCGGGTTAGCGGCGTTAGCGGCCATATGCCCGACTTCGGCGGTCGCCTTCAGCACGTACGTCGGAAACTTCTCTTTTGCCAGCTCGTTAACCGGCACGCATGGCAGACATTGCAGCTGCGCCAGCACGCCGTCCATCAGCGTGGCGTCTTCGGTCAGATCGGTAAGCAACAGCACTTCAGGAACGGTCAGCTGATGCATTTGATCCGGGTTTAGCTTGTTGCGCAGAGTCTGCACTTTCATACCCGCCCGCTGCGCCAGCTCCGTCATGTTGTGCGTGAGCGCAAACTTTCGGCAGGCGTCGTCATATTCGTTATGGGTGGAAGTCTTAAAATCAAACATGGTCATTCCTTTGCTCAACTTAAATAATTAAGTTGTTACGCAGCTACGTATCTGCAATTGACACCTTGAGCGAGCAAACGCGCGCGGAAGGCAACCATGTTGATTCGGGCAGCGCCACCGTCTTTTTTACGTGGCATAACAAGGAGATCGCCATCTGCAACCATCTGTTTTACGGTGCGAAGGCTGTAACCATAGGCCTGTGCGAACTGTTCATAGGTCATCAGATCGGGGCCGCTTGGTATTGTAATTTGATGGGTCATAAGAGATTATCTCCGGTTGTAGTGATTCTAGTGCATTGGCGTGCATTTTGTTTTGGTTTTGAGAATCCTACTTCTCTTTTTGCTAACTGTAAACCACCCAATTGAAAATTTTAGGGGTTCTCATGCCTATGGAATCGAACAACGCAAAGGAAGTTTTAGAAAGAATCCTTTCATCTTATGGAGTTAGCTCAAGGCAAGAGTACTCTGAGCGGTTGAGTGTACCGCTTGGAACGATTGGGAATTGGGTCAGTCGCGGCAGCGTTCCAGGCGATTACATAATCAGGTGCGCACTGGATACAGGGGCAGATTTAGACTGGTTAGTGAATGGTAAACTTAAAAATGTAAGTTCGCAGCCTCGAACGCATCAGCTTAAGGGGCAAGCACTGCTTGAGCATATGGCCGCTAATGGAGGAAAAACCGTACTGCAGCGCATACTGCATGCATATGGTTTTACCATGCAGAAAGAACTAGGTGATTTGCTCGGCATACCTTCAGGCACCATGAGCGCATGGGTTCGCCGTGAATATTTTCCAGGGGATGTCGTTATAGCTTGTGCCTTGGACACAGGCGCTTCCCTTATGTGGTTATCGACTGGTTTACAAGATGAAGTGCCAGCCGAAAGCCCACAGAATTTTCAGCCTAATGGGATACCTAAGTTTAAGCTTATTGGCGGAAACCTTGAGAAACAACCCGATATTAAATTAGATTTGGCTTTGCTGGGCTTATCAATGAAAAAGCCGGTATATGTAGAAAGGGGCGCTGTTTCTTGGATTATTGAAGAGGACTCTCAAACAGTTGGCAACGGAGACTGGCTCTTAGATATAGATGGGAATAAAGATGTTTATAGCGTTTCACGCTTACCCGGAAATAGGCTAAAGGTTGTTAATAATTCATCATCATTTGAGTGCTCAGTTAGTGATGTGACGTCAATAGGCATGGTTATTTTAACGCTTACTAAAAATATATAGGTTTTCTATGACCCATTTAATTCTGATATTACTATCTTTTATCTTTGGCGCGGTAGCTACGCATTACAGGCTCAAAACTGTAGGCTCAAAAGGCTTTATGGCTTTTGTAAACTTATGCTTCGGTACTGCGATTTTCACAGTTATCATGCTTGCAACCTTTTTTGCCCCTATGTTTATTTCTTATATATACGCTGCTTTAGTTATCTTTTTTACATTCGGGATTATCTCCGATTATCAAAAGCGATTAGCTAAATAATTATGGCAATAAAAAAGTTACCCACTGGTGAGTGGCTTGCAGACTTCTACTTGAACGGGCGGGGCAGTCGTCGTATTCGCAAAACCTTTGTAACTAAGGGAGAGGCCGTAGCTTTTGAGGATTACACCCGCTCTGAGGCAGAAAATAAACCGTGGATTAAAGAAAAAGAGGACCGTCGTAAGCTGAGCGAGCTTATAGAGCTTTGGGATTCCCTCCACGGACAATCACTTAAAGCAGTTAAATCTCGCAAAGCTAAGCTGGAAATCGTATGCAAGGGCTTAGGAGATCCGATAGCTTCTCAGCTCACCGCGAAAGATTGGGCGCATTACCGCGATCAGCGCTTAAAGGGTAAAATTTCTAATGGCTATCACGATGATGAATCTAAGTGGAAAGTAAAGCCCATCACGGTCAACAGAGAGCAAAACTATCTGTCGGCGGTATTCAATGAACTAAAGCGGCTCGGGGAATGGAATTTGCCCAATCCCCTCGATGGTGTCAGAACGTTTCGGGAAGATGAAAAGGAAATGTCCTGGCTGACCTTGAGGCAGATCACCGAGCTGCTGGACGGATGCGAGCGCTACGGCAAGCCTGATTTAACTATGATATG